AGTATATAATATATTTCATTATTAATTCTATTTAGAGTTAATATTTATGCAGATTCATGTGGCTACGCCCCATTTTACCCGCATCTTAGCGCAGATGTTCAAGATTAGTGTTAGCAGTATTATAATAAACCTCTTCCTATCATGATAGGTTCATGGCAAGAGGAAAAAACGACCTAATTTTAAGAGACAGACTACAATTTACTTTAGACGGAAGCGGTAATTTAGATGTAGTTTACGGAAGAGTGGATTTATCTGACTATGTGTCCGTAGTAAATAACCAAGGACTCAGTATCAAAGAAATGAGAATACATATTAGAGATCCAACCCGTGCTGATACTGGTGTTTTTAATCCTAACTTGATTGCTGGCACTACCCCCGAAGGAACCGTTGATGTTGCTTCAATGAAGATATTCGGAACTACTACTGCGTATGAGTCGGCCGTTGATGTTGGCATAGGTTCTCCTAATACCTTTTTTAATGCTGAAATAGTTTCTTTTTCTTCAAGACCTACTGGTTTTGATACACCTGTTGCGTTTAGTAATACATATACTGAATTTGGAACACCTGATCTTCACCCCGAAGGTTATGTCGTTGTAAGTGATGTTTTAGTTGGAATTGCAAGTCGTGAAGCGTCGGCTTATCCTAATGCTACATTTGAACTTGACATTATGCTAATCGCTGAACCTGTTAAAGTCACAAAAGATGAACTTAAGGAAATGCTAGCCCAAGCGACCGACCTATGAGGTGGTCTAATTGGGTAGATCTAAAACAGAAGCCGCCGAATCTAAATTAAAAACGGCTACAGGTTTAGCAGGATTAGGTGGCGGTATTGGTTCCGTTTTTAGCCCCGTTGGTGGTGCTATTGGCGCAGGTCTTGGTGGTATAACTGGTCTGATCATAGGAGATGATACAACTGTTTTTCCAATTGATATGATAGCAATTCCTGCTTATCAGGCTTATTTACTTCAAGGTAATCCTGCATTAACGGTTTACATTAAAGCAGGTGAAACACTTGTCCCAACGGGGGGTAATGTCTTGGACATGCAAGAAAACATGGATGTTGAAGCCCTGGATCAAAGCATAGAGGCTCCTAAGAAAAGAAAGCGTTCAAAATGGAACATTTACACATCTAAGAAAAAGAACCAGATCCGTTTCAAAAGTGGTAAAAATAAAGGCTTATTGAATCTAAAAGCAATGGGTAAAGCATACCGTAAAGCGCAAAAAGGGGGTAAAAAATAATGCCAATTCACGAAATAAGGGAATCCATCGAACAACAAACACTCACACTAGATAATAATGGATTTGGAATTCTGCAGAAGAGAATTAATTTGAAAGAAAATATGTCTCATAAGATGCTTCAATGCGATGCGTTTTTTGATAACCCTCAACCAAAAGCGGAGCAATTGTTCCTTATGGAATTATTAGTCACGCCAACGCCCGTTATTTACACTAATATGGACATTTCAACTTTTGGCAATCGTGCGCCAGCCGCTGCTAATGAGAATATTTTGTTTAAAGAATTTTATTCAAATAGCGCAGCACTTTCGGGTTTGACATTTCCTAATCGGTTTATTAGTGCAAGACCAACTTTTACTTGGTATCATCCGGAGATCTACATAACCTTATTCGTTCATGGAGAAGCCAACGCTGAGATTGATAGCATAGCGATTTCAGTTTATTGTGCTGTCGAATCCAAAAAGGTTTCATTGATTACATACGCAATGGGTGTAATACGCGAAGACCATATTGCTCAAGTAGCAGCAGTTATGTCAAATGGCCGTGCAATATTTCCACCGGATAATGTGGGGCAATCCTTCCCAATGTGGAAATATGGCGGAGTTAGACCCGAATTGATGATTTCCGGTTCAAATTTAGCGTCGTTTTTTAATCGACAAGAATCTCAAGAAGCAGGACAAACAAACACCACCGCTCGTTTGCGTCGTATGGCTAAAGATGCAAGGCAAATGCAACCTAATTTAGATGCTTTTGGAACTGCTGTGACGGCCGACGGTGCTATTCCTTCCTGGATCCGATTGGAATTGTTTAAGGGTGTTGAATCCGGCGCAATAAGAGATCAATGGCCACCACTCAAACACGCCGATAATGGAAATACTTTGATGTTGTGATATTATGACATCGCATGAAGTATTAACTAAAATTCTAAAAGAACTTAGGGAGTTGAAAAAATTACTCAAGGAATCGAAGCAATAGCACCAATAGATCAGAAACAAAACGAAAGAATCGTTTGGTGTGAAAGATTGTTATATCTCATTGTACTTCTTCAGTTTCCACAGATTGCAACATTACTTTGAATGTGTCCAAGGTAATTATTCCCCGGGCTAATAGAAGTCTTAGAAGTCTTTCACTTTCAATTAAACTCCAATCAATATCGTGTTCAAGTTTTGCTTGTATTGCTCCTTGAACCCACTTTGAACGGGATTGTTTGTAACCTAGTTGCTCCTCAACTCTCTGTATCAAACGATAGGGCATAGAAAGACTCATTGGAATATGTTTTTCTTTAACTCTTCTTCTTCCCATTATTCATCCCGTCCTACTGGGTCAAGTAACCAATCTAAATGAACACCGTTGATCTCTTCTATCTCCAAACCAGTATACAAACCTGCTAATGCGCGGTCATCAGTATAACCATTAGCATTTGGTTGCCAGTAAACTATTTTGGTATCTCCACAATTAAACCAATCACTTGTATAATCATAATTTTTACTTTTAGCAAAATAAGATCGCTTTAAACAAATAATTCTATATTTTCTCATTCTTGAACCCTCCTGATCGCGGTTGGTATTTTTACAGGAAAAGATTTGTAACCGCATGTATCGCATACCTTTTGCACATATCCTTCGGGATAGATCGTGCGCATTTTTCTTCTTCCACAATTAAAACACTTCATTCTTCCTCAACCCAATAGCCGCAGTTAGTCAATGCGTGAAATACCGCATCTGATTTTGTTTTAAACCACTTAGTTTCCGATTCATCATTATCCCAATGGCGTAAAGCCCATTTGTATGTTTTTGTTTTTTCCATTCTATAGTTGCTCATTCTTCTTCCTCCAATTGTTTAATTAGATTCACAAATTGAGTATTGCTTAATTTGTAAATTAATTCATCAAGTCGCTTCAAATCCTTCGCTGTTGGTTGTGGGTATTTCGCCATGAAACTCCTAAGACGGTTTAGTATATAATATATTTCATTATTAATTCTATTTAGAGTTAATATTTATGCAGATTCATGTGGCTACGCCCCATTTTACCCGCATCTTAGCGCAGATGTTCAAGATTAGTGTTAG